AATAAGGAATCGCGCATACTCGCGTCATCAGCTTGGGTTCAGAATCATATTTATATGCCTTTCGGCTGGAAACAACGCTTTCCGGAGTTCTACCGGCAAGTGATGACCTACCAAAAGAAAGGCAAGAACGCTCACGATGACGCGGTAGATGTCCTCGCAAGCATTTATGAATATGTTTCCGAACCGCGAGAGGTGGAACTCCTCGATAAATCGGTACTCAGCTCCGGACGGAGTCGACGCCGCAACCACTATTGGAAAGGATAATTATGAAATACACCCTACCAAAAGATACCGAGATTAACGCAACCGTGATTAAAGAAGCAATCCTCTACAACGAGAAGCGCCGAGAACGCTTTGATATGCTAGACCGCTACTACATCGGCGATCAGGACATTCTCCACCGCGAGAAACCAGACCTGCTTCACAATAACAAAGTTATGATTAACCACGCCAAGTATATCGTAGACACGAACGTTGGGTATTTGCTCGGCAACCCCGTAGAATACCAAACGAGTAAAGATTATAACATAGATGCCGTGCTAGATTGCTACAAGAAGCAGACGATGAATGATATCGACTCGGAAATCGCCAAGAACTGTGCGATTTTTGGGCTTCAATACGAATATGTCTTCGCCAACGAAGATGCAGAGCCGGAATCGGCCATTCTCGATGTCCGAAATACAATCATAGCCTACGACAACACCATTAAACACGGAAAACTATTCGCCGTGAACTACCGGCCAATCTACAATAAGCCAACCGACCAAGAGCCGGATCATTACGACGTGATTTTCGTGGATAGCAAGAATGTCCGAAACTACGAACTAAAAGGCGACAGGTTGAGGCTCATCAAAGAAGATGCGCACGCATTCAAAGAAGTACCGATGATTGAGTTCGTTAATAACAAGGACTACCTCGGCGACTTTGAATCGGTAGTAAGCCTAATAGACGCCTACAACCTTATCCAGAGCGACCGCGTGAATGACCGCGAACAATTAGTGGATGCGATACTCTGCTTCTATGGTGTGAAGTTCACCGAGGAACAGATGGCCGAGCTTAAAGAACACCGGATAATCTCCAATATTCCGATGGACGGTAAAATCGAGTACCTCATCAAATCGCTCAACGAATCAGATACTGATATTCTCCGCAAGAATATTGAGAATGACATCCACAAGATCAGTATGACGCCAAACCTCGCCGACGAGAACTTTGCCAATAACTCCTCCGGCGTGGCGATTAGTTACAAGCTACTGGCGTTCGACCAGAACATCAAGAATAAAGAGCGCTACTTTGAGCGTGGCCTAATGGAACGATTCCGTCTCTATAACGCATTCCTCAACACCAAGTCCAGTATGTCTGTCGTGCCAACCGAAGAAGTGGATGCCGTATTCAAACGCAACTTGCCACGCAACGACTACGAAACCTCGCAGATGATTCTAAACCTACAAGGCATAGTAGATAAGGAACTCCTAGTGAGCCAGCTCTCCTTTGTGCGTGATTCTAAAGAAACGGTGGAGCTTGCCGCCAAAGAGGACGAAACCACCCTTGAAACGGCCGCCGAATTCGCCAAGAACGAAATAAAGGACGCGAATAATGGTACAGACGAGGTCGAGTAGATACTGGGATAAGCGTGCGATCGCCAGACTAACGGAAGCCGAAAGAAATTCGGACTGGCACTTCCGCGAGATTAAACTCCTCTACGAAGAAGCTGAAAAGGATACTGTAGCAAGCCTCAAAGCCATCTACGAGTCATTCTACCGCGAGAATAAGTTTGATATGACGGCGCTCGAGAAAATAGTCCCGACGGCTGAAGTAGAAAAGTTCTACGCTGATATGGAAGCCGCCGGACTGTCCAAATACCTGCCTCAGCGCTTCACAGGGCGCGTCAAACGGCTTGAGATGATAAATGCCCAGTTGTGGAGCCGAACGAAGCAACTGGCTATCCTAGAAAACGAGATCCAAACTAAATCTCATATCGAAACCATCAACGGAGCGTTCGGCAAGACAATCTACGATACGGCCAAAGGAATCGGCGCAACACCGGCATTCGAGCAACTTAACTCGCGCGGAATTGAAGTTATGCTCAATACTCCATGGCAAGGCGCCAATTATAGCAACCGAATCTGGAAAAACTCAAATGTACTAGCGAGCCAACTTCAACAAACGCTCACTAAGGCCATAATGACCGGTATGAGTGAAGAAAGGGCGCTCTACGAAATACGGCAAAGGTTTAATGTGGGGAGCTTCTACGCCGAACGGCTGATCCGGACGGAAACTAACCATTTCGAAAACGAAACTGAGTTCATCGCTTACCAAGAAATGGGGATAGATAGGTATGTCTTCGTGGCGACGCTGGACGGTAGGACTTCGGATATGTGCCGGAGTCATGACGGTCAAATCTACAAGATGAGCGAGCGACAAGAGGGCTACAATTACCCTCCGCTTCACCCATTCTGCCGCTCAACCGTGCGTGGATACATTGGTAAAGAATACGAACCAAAAATGAGGGCCGCCCGGAATAAACTTGGCGGCAAATACTTCGTTCCGAATATGAGCTACATCGAGTGGATTAAAGATGTGCGGTTCAACCCGAATATCTACCCGGCAGATGTACCGGTAATCATGCCATAAACTGCAGAAAATATGGTATAATTGAGTAATGAATAATTCTCGAGGAAAAGTCATCGTTCCGGCGAACGTGAATCCATGGCCACATGAACAACGTGTTGCTAAAATTCTTGCTCTCGCTGGTCATGCTGTTGAATTTATCCCTGAGTCAAATACCAAAACAGCCGATATATTGTTGGACGGAATCGAGTTTGAAATAAAGTCCCCAAAATCTGGCAATGCAAATTCTCTCGAGCATATCTTGAAGAAAGCCGTTAAACAATCCAGCAATATTATCATAGACACTTCTAGAATGAAAAATGTTAGAGATGATAATACGCGAAGATTTTTAGTTAACCAAGTACGCATTAGGAAACAGATTAAACGACTTATAATGATCACGAAACAAGGCCAAATCGTTGACATTTCCGCGCTTGTTTGATATAATGAAAATATCGAAGCACTCGCACGGCGCCGAAGGTACCTACCGCGAGAGCTTCTTTTTTGGTATAATATAGTTAATGAATTATCATGCCGAAACAGAAAAAGAATTATTGTCCGCGATCGAAGAAATCGGCATAATTAACCTTTCTATTATCGATATTGATACCCCGGGAGTCATCGGCGGATTCACTCCAAAAAAGAAACGATCCGTCGAGCGTAAATATGGCATAGCGACAGACTGGGCGATTCTATTGAAATTAAGCGATGATCGTACTCTAAGCATTTACGCAAGTTCCTGCGAAGATACATACGAGGGCTTCAGTATCACTATTAACCCTAAACCATTCGAGTATGAACGCGACAATGATTTTGATGTCAGGGGGTATTTTAAGGAGTGCCTCAAAAAGAAAATAACAGGATATGAGATTATTAAATACGGGAACGACGATACTTATGGCGCCAAAAACATCAATTCGGAAACGCCAAAGTATTTAGTTATAAAGCTCGAAGACGGCACCAAAATAACATTTAGTCATTCATTATTTGATGAATATATGAACTTTGGCTTAGAACTTCCGAAAGAATAAAAAATATGCTACAATAAGTCCATAAAGTCAGCCCTCCGCATAGTTCTGCTATGTGCAGCAATCGGGCTGATTTTTTGATATAATAGAAATATGACAGAAGCTGAAGTTCTAAAATGGGCAAAAGATAACGATCATTTATTTCCCTTTGATGGCGTCAAATATGCTGGCGCGATAAATGGTAATGACATCTACGCCTTTACTACAACAAGTAAAGAGCCACTTTATGTAGGACTTCCAAGCTTCATCTTGATCAGAGATGGCAAACCGGAAATGGTAGAGGGCGAAGCTGGTCTTAAAATGCTTAACGATTTAAGCCACGAGGATCCAAAATAATGCCCATATTTGGAAATCGCGGCCAAGGTGCCAACAATAGCAAAAGAATAAATTGGTGGAATGACGGCAGTACGCAAATTAAAACCAAAAATGTCATTTATGACGGCGATTCAATTACGACAAAAACCGACAATACAATGTGGACTAAAAACGGAACCGTGACATCTTCCGGAAATACAATCTGGACTCCAAACGGAACCTATAACTTCTCCGGTGGCGTCATGCACGGGCCAAATGGAGAGACTTGGACTGGCGTCAATTCTAAAGATGACGCAATGAGTATTATCGCACATAAAATGAAGTAACAAAGAGAGGCGCCTAGCCAAAAGCGCCTCTCAAGTGCTCTTCTATTTGATACCAACCGAAAAACAAACTAAACGGTCGACTACCTCCCAAATAGTAGCACTAATATCATTTTAACTTAAAAAACTTTTAATTACAAATCGTTTATGGTATAATTAAACCATACATAATCAATTGCGGCAGAATTATCTGCCGTTTTTTGTTTATCATTTAGCCGATGGGCGTAAAACAGAGGATTCTTATGGATAAAGACAATCCTACACCAGAAAACAATAATGATTCTGGGGATAAAGGCCAAGAAGACAATAAACCTGTGACTTTTACTCAGGAACAGGTCAACGAAATCGTGAGCAAGCGTCTCGCTGAAGCTAACACCAAAGCCGAGAAGAAGCTCAAGGATGAGGTCTCCAAAGCAGTTGCCGAAGCGGAACGCCGGAGCAAACTCTCCGAAGACGAGCGTGATAAGGAACTCAAGGCCAAACAAAAGCAAGAGCTAGATGATCGGGAGCGTACCATTACTCTCCGCGAGCGTAGAGCCGACGCTAAAGATGCACTGTCTGATAGAAATATCGACACAGACCTCGTGGACTTCGTTATCGACATTGACGAGGATAAAACCAATGCCAATATCGATAAACTAGAGAAAGCTTTCAATAAGGCCGTTGAAGCCGGAGTGAAAGCCAAACTAGCCGGAACCTCTCCCGAAGATTATGGCGAGGGCAATAAGCCGAAAGACCAAGCGCCAAAATCGCCAACTGGTCTACGGTCATTCTAAAGGAATAAACCATGGCAAGAACTGATGCGCTGAGCATCTACACCGATTCCAATACTCGCGATAAGCTTGCCGAGATTCAAGGGTTTGTCATCGAAACTGTCCAGAAATCGGCAGTTTCTGAAAAGATGAAAAACACCGAATACTCGGGCGATCCTGCCGCTGGTAGCGTGGAAATCGATCGTTTCAAGAATGCTCAGGTTGACGACTACGGCACCGCAAGGGCCGCCGGAGCCGGCAACAAGATTCTAAACACCGGTAAGGTCACCATTAATATCGACGAAGATAAAGAGATCGTTGAGGAAATCGCCAAGAAAGATGTGAAGCTCTACGGCATTGCGTCTATCATGGACAAGCGCAAGAAAAACCAAGCGCTTCGTATGATTGCCGATCTCGATACTCGCTTCTTCGCACAGATGGTTACGGACGGTACCGAAATTACCGGCCTTACTACCGCAACTCCAATCGTTGAGAACCTCGAAAGGATTATTCAATCCGTCGAAACTACTCAAAACGACTGGGTGGATGGCGTTGATCGCGAGCTAATCGAAATCTCCGTCAAGCCGTCGATTTACGGTAAGTTGCTCAATTACATTGACTCCGTGCCTAATCCAATCAGCGGCCTCAAAGAGGATGTCTTCCACGGCGTGAAGATTTACTCGAACCACCGCCAGACCAAAGACATTATCTGTGCTATCCACGGCGCAGTTGGTCAGCCGGTCACGATTGACGAGTACGAGCCAGAGAAACTTCAGCTTTCCAATAACTACGATTGTAGCCTGTTCTACTCTCGTGGTACCAAAGCGGTCATGCCGGACTTGATTCGCTATGCGGACATCGCCGAGCCGACCACGGAAACTGAGCCAGAAACTCAGCCGGAAACTCCAGAAACTCCAAATACTAACGGAAACGAGGGAGGTAATAACAATGGCTAAGAGGTTCAAACAAGTTAGCACTGGGCTAATTCTCTCTTGTTCACGCGAGGATGTGATTGCTCAATACGAAAAGTATCCTGAGCAATACATCCCAGTTAGCGACACACCGGCAAAACCTGTCGCTAAACCTGCGCCAAAAGCAAGTAAACCGGAGAAGAAATAATGAGTGACTCTTCGCAAGAAACCAGAATCAAGGAATATGCCAAGCTCCTTAACGACAAGATCGTAGATGGCGATCTGCTCGATTTTGTCACGCTCGAAGTGATAGACCGCGTGCTCGTTTATCTTAACGATGACGAGCTAGACACCAAACTAGAGCGTATCGTGGCACGAATTGTATCTGGTATTTTCGCGGAGAGTAGCAATAACTCCTCCGGAGATTTAGCTCACG